ATGGTCGCCGCTATAGAACTCGTAAGGCTTGGTGATATTACGGCCAAGCCGTCCAACGCATATATAATGTGTGCCGTTGTTGCTTGTCGCTTCGTGGTAATCGTTCGCCATCCATTTGATAGCATCGGCGGGGTTTTCCGTATCGCTGTCGATATCCAGACAAGATAGGTTGTTGCCATGGTTCAGCACGATAGCCATGCCAAGGATACCGGGATGCTGGCGGCATAACTCGAGCGCGGCGCGCGGCGTTACGAGAACGCCCGGAATGCGCCAATCCGCGTCGATCGCATCAACGCGACCGTTGACCACTAGCCTGAAATGCTTCTTTGGCTTCGCGCGCCCAGGATCATTGACCTGATACCATACAAGCGCGCACGGCATATCCTTGACGTACTCGAAAAGGGCATTTCCAGACGGCTCTAAATTGATACGGATTTTAACAAAATCTAGTTGACTTACGCTATAAAATTCACTAGCCATAGCGTTGTTGAGCCTTCCAACTTGACAGATGCGGAAACCGAAACGTCGGCGTGTTCTAACCAGTGCGCCGACGTTTTCTTGTATGGCACGGCGTCGGGCGGCGTCAAGCTATTAAATCTTGTTTTCCTTATCTCGTTTGTCGCATGTAAGTGACACGCGTTTTTATGTGCTAGTGCCATTTTCCTGCTTGACACTAGCCCCGCCCGGTTCTAATCTCGACAACGGTTAGAACAAGGAAGGCAAATCGCATATGTCCAACAACCTCATTATCGCTTGGCTTGACGCCAAAAAGAAAGCCGATGATGCAAAGGCGGCTGAACTCGAATTACGTAACTCTATTTACGAAACGTATTCGGACAAACGCGAAACGGGAACCGAAAACGTTGACGCTAACGGCGGCATTCTCAAAATCATTTCCAAGCTGAACTACAAGCTTCCGCCGCGCGAAGAAACCGACGCTGTTTTGCAACAGATTGCCGCGCTTAAGAACCCCGATGGAAGCCCGCGCGGCGATGCCGGGTTTATTGCATCCAGGCTTGTTTCGTGGAAACCTGAGCTTTCGGTTAGCGAATACAAAAAGCTTTCCGCCGATGATCCTATCAAAAGGCTCATTGACCGGATCATTACCACGACGCCCGCAACGCCAACTGTCTCATTCGAGAAAGCCAAAGACACCAATGTTTGAACGCATTGGCGAATATCTTTGCTGGAACGGTCGTCGCTACGCCAAGATTGAAGCGGCGCCCGCAACCCATGGCGGTTGGGTTATGCTCGCGGAAGATATGCTTTTCGGTCCAGATCGCCCGCTTGATCTTGATAGGATTGAAACGCTTGCTGAAACCATCGAAGAAAATGTTACGAACGTTGACGTTTACCTTGACGCATTGCGCGATTGGTCAACTGAGATAACATTCTCATGCAAGCTCGAGGAAATAGCACTGTTACACCAATTTGATGCGTTGACCGTTTCGCTCAGTAAAGCTAACACCGCCAACGAAACCGCCGCTAAGGCTATTGAGGCTGAATTGTATGAGTAGCAACCCGAACCGTTATGATCGCCCTGGCCTGTACTGGACCGTTACGCGCGAGAAATGCGAACCCTTCCAATTTGTGACTATGCGCGTTACGTCGGTCAAAATATCGCGCGTTTACGGCGGCATTGGCGACGTTGGCACATATCGCGCACATGAAGAATGTTTCGGTCGGTTTGCCACAATGACCGATGCAGGACGCTACGCCAGCCGGTTAAACTTCATTCTCGCGCAAACGAAAATCGAGCTTCACGCGCTCGACAACGAAATTAACCGTTTGCAGCAAATCCGAACAGAAATGCTCGACAAGCAAGCCGAAGCACTTTACGCTTGCGTCCAGGACTTCCCGCAAATGGCACTCATTGCCGACAAGTACGCGAGAACATAATGAAAGCCGCTGATTTCCGCCCTATCGGTCAACTCGCTAACAACTTCGGCTGCAAAGCTGTTGTGTTCGGCAAACCGGGAACCGGCAAAACGCCCTTGCTTGGCACGGCGCCGAATGCGTGTATCCAATTGACTGAACCGGGCGTGTTATCAGCACGCGGAATGATGACGCCAGCTAAGGCGACATATACGCGCGCCGAATGTGAAGATTTCTTTGCTTGGCTGTTTGGTTCGCATGAACGAAAAAACTTCCACACCTATTGTCTTGACAGCGTAAGCCAATGGGCGGAAATCGAGCTTAACTATCAGCTTGGAAAGAACCGCGACGGGCGCAAGGCTTACGGTGAAATGGCGCGCAACATTCTCGACAAGCTTGAACGGCTCTATTTCATGCCGGAAATGCACGTTGTCCTTATGGCAAAGCTCGAGGTTACAGACGGCGGCGAAAACGGAACAATTCAACGTCCGTATTTCCCTGGCAAGGAATTGCACGTTCGCGTACCTCATATGTTTGACGAAATTCTTTGGCTGGATTACTTCGATGTTCCTGGCGTCGGTCGAACGCGGGCATTCCGCTGTTGGCCTACCTTCAACGCGGTTTGCCGGGATCGAAGCGGAAAGCTAAACGAATACGAACCCGCCGATTTGAACGCGTTGTTCGCTAAGGTTATGTCTTAACAGGAAAGGGAAAGACAATGAGTTTTGATATCAATATGAATATGGCGGGACTGCTACCGTCACAAGGCGGTGGCGGGCAGTTTCCCGCGAACACCGATGAAACCCCGTTCCACCGCTGCGCTATCAAGAGCGGCGAACGCAAGATGAACTCGAAAAACACTGGCGAGACTGTCCAGCTTATCCTTGAAGGCAAATCGAAAGAAGTTGCCGGGATGACGCATAAGGTCACGATCAACATTGCGCATTCGGACCCCGAAGTTGCTAAGCGCGGCGCTCAGGACATGCTTGCTTACGTGTACGCGGCTCTTGGCGTAACGCAAATCGGCAACGCTAGCGCCTTGTTCGGTCGGGAAATTGGCGTGGTCGTCAAGCCTGATCCTTCGAACAAGGAAGGCGAGAACTATACCCGCGTTGACCATGTGACATTTGCGGACGGTCGCCCGCTTGTCGTCAATGGACAGTTGCAGCCCTTCCAGGCGGCGCCCGCTGGCGCTCAGGGCTTCCAGCAACAGGGCGGCGGGTTCCAGCCCCAACAGCAGCCCCAACAGCAGCAACAGCCTCAGGGCGGCGCGGCGGGCGGTTTCCAGTCGGGCGCCCAGGTCCAGCAAACCGGCCAATTCCAGCCCCAGGGCGGCGGGTTCCAAACCGGCACCATGCCGAACCCGAACGGCGCTCAGCCTCAACAGCAGCAGCAGCAGCAGCCGCAGCCGCAACAGGGCTATCAGTCGCCCGGTCAATTCCAACAGCAGCCCCAGGGCGGTGCGCCCGCTGGCGGTCCATCATGGGCTAATGGCTAATTGACCGAACTACCCCTAGACGACTGAAAGCGAACCGCTTAGATGGATGATTTTCTTAAACCCATATCGGAAACGTTGATTGACGAAATCAATGCTGTCGAAACGGGAAAGGCTGTCTTTCCGTCTAAGCGGCTTCCGCCTTCCAAGCTTGGTCATGTTTGCCATGCCTACGTTTGGCACACATTCCGATGGTCGGCACTCATAACCAAAAATCCGAAGCACGCGCGAACCGCCGAAGCTGGCAAAGAAGATGAACGCCGCGTGATTGCACGTCTCCGCGCGGCGGGTTGGAAGATTACCGATTTTGTTGACGGCGCGCAAATCCGCGTTGAAACGTATAACGGCCATATCGTTTCCGAAGTTGAAGGCGTTGGGCGCCATCCGGTTCACTTCAAAAACCAAGACGTTCTGCTAGAAGTCAAGAGCATGAAACGAAGCCGGTTCAATCCGGTTAAATCGGGAAAGCCGCTAAGCGTCGTTGAACCGCAACATTACGCGCAAATCGTTTACTATATGGATAAGCTCAAGCTACCGTATTGTGTTTACATTGCCTATTGCCGCGACGACGGTGAACTATTCTGCCATATTATACCGGCGAACAAAGTTGAAGCGCGACGGCTTGACGAACTTGCCACAAGTATCATCCGTTCTAAAATTCCCCTGGCGAAAATCTCGACTAACGCGACGAACCATATTTGCAAACAGTGCGAAATGATTGAACCTTGCCAGTTTCGCGCGGCGCCGCCTAAATCTTGCCATTCGTGCTTCCATGGCGTCGCGAGCGAGACAGACAAAGGCCGCTGGCATTGTGAGCTTGCTTGCGCCAGCATCCCGCCCGCTGTCGTGCTTGAAGGTTGCGAACTCTATCAGCGGATTATTTGATGCTTGTCCCGCGCTACTATCAGAACGATGGCATACAATCCGTATTCGATTACTTTGATAGTGGTAATCGAGGCAATCCGATTGTTGCCATGCCTACCGGAACCGGCAAATCAGTTGTAATCGGCGGCTTTGTGCATCGCGTGCTTAATCAATGGCCGCGTCAACGCATCGTCAACGCGACGCATGTTAAAGAGCTTGTTCAACAAAACTACAATAAGCTAAACGACATTTGGCCCGGTGTTCCCGCTGGCATATGCTCAGCCGGTTTGAAGCGTTGGGAAACACACAACCCGATTACCTTCGGCGGCATTGACACGATGATTAACAGGCTTCCTGAGCTTGGTCACGTTGATTTGCTGTTGATTGACGAGTGCCAGTTGGTCAGTGAAAAAGACGACGCAACTTATTTGCGCTTCATTAATGAGCTTAGACGCGTCAACAAATATCTTAAAGTCATCGGGTTTACTGCTACGCCTTATCGTCAAGGCTTAGGCTATTTGACAAATGGTAAAATCTTCACTGATATTTGCTATGATATAACAACTCTTGAATGGTTCAACAAACTTATTGACGAAGGCTATTTGTGCAAACTCATTGTGCCTAAGCAATCAGTTGAAATGTCGCTTGACGGTATCCCTTCGGTTGGTGGCGAATTTAAGCAAAGCGAAATTGAAAACCGCGCTATGCAAATTACCGACGAAGCGTTAGACCGTTGCATGAGATATGCGAATGAGCGGCGTAAATGGCTTACATTCGCGTCTGGCGTTGAACACGCTGTTTACATTCATGAAAACCTTTCCAGGCGCGGCATAAAGTCGGCGGTTGTTCATTCTAAGATGAAATCGCCAAATGAGCGTGACGACATTTTGCAAGCCTACGCCGAAGGCTATTTGCAGAACTTGTCTAACTACGGTATCTTAACGACTGGATTTGACGCGCCGGACGTTGACATGATTGTTATGCTTCGCGCGACGAAATCGGTTGTGCTTTGGGTACAGATGCTTGGTCGCGGCACTCGTCCGCATCCGTCAAAAGTGAATACGCTTGTTCTCGACTTCGGCCAAAATGCCGCTAGACTTGGCCCTATTAATGATCCTGTTATTCCGAAGCAAAAAGGCAAACAAGCCGGTGAGGCGCCGATAAAGATTTGTGACAATTGCGGATGCATGATGCATATCTCCGCACGCTTTTGCGATGGTTGCGGCGCCGAATTTATCTTCGAAACGCCGTACAAACGCGAATATTCGAGCGTAGAAGTCCTGGCAACCGAACGTAAAGAGCCGGAAGCC